GGCATGCTAATACACACCAGACATGTGCCTCTAAGAGACCACGGTGAGTGGCTCTTTAGAGACCCATGGGAGTTCCTCGCTCTCCCCCCACCGACGCACCGCCCAGCTTCACGCTGGCCGGATGGACGTCGGCGACGGAAAAGACAAGCTCCCGCTATTAGTGCGGACCCAGCCCACATATTTGTTCAGAAAGTCGGCAGAACCCAGGCTGAGATTAACCGAGCCTCAAAGTATTCCTTTGAGGCCTGGCGTCCCATCCGGGCTTCTCTCGCCATTCTATTTAACGGCCCCATAGTTATCACAAAATGTGATCTATGGGACCAGTTACTAGTAGTGGCGAAGAAGATCTGCCTCAGGAGTCTCACGCGAGGGCCGGATGACTGTACAGAGTGGCTTAAGGGACAATTCATCGGATGCCGCAGGCGTGTAGTGGAGGCGGATAAGAGCATCAAAAATGACTTCACCTTACTGGCTCGCCTCATCAGCAAGTCAGTAAAGTGGGACATTGATAATGTTCTCATCCAGCTCTCCTACTGCGCGCGTGCGCTCCCGAAGCCGGCTGAAGCGAGGACGTTCCGAAAGGCGATGATGGATCACCATACCCTACTAACTAGTGGAGGATGGTGCCATCATACGGAGGATATCCGCAACTTTGCCTTTAATTGGGCAAAGAGCAAACATCCTCCGGAAGCCTCTTGGGACATCCAAGTTACAGCTGGCGCGGCAGTAGGGCTTCCTCGATCTCAAGGCGGTCACCAGGCTAATATAGCTGGTGCCGTCTGGGAGGCATTCTCGGATGCCGAGTGCCCCTCGTGGGTCGAGGCAGATGTTTGGCAGACCCTTGCGGGAATGGCAAACATCCGTCTCGCCCTCGAGCAGCGCCTCGAGGCTACCTATACTGCCGGGGTTGTCCCTAAAGGGGAGGCTATCGCCTTAAGTGAGGCAGGCGGAAAAATCCGCATTGTCTCACGAGGCGACAGCAACCTCCTAACCATTCTGCATAATCTCCGGGACATCCTCTACCAGCTTTTGCGGCAAGATCCGACAATTAATCGCCAGCTTGCTGGTGATGAAGCCGGTGCCGTTGAAAGCATGATAGAAGATGCTCTCAAAGCCAATTGCCTTGGACACGTCCTCTCCTCTGATATGACGGTGGCAACTGACGGTGTCTACCAGAATGCAGCTATTGCAGCCTGGGAAGGCATCGCTGATGCCATCTGCCTCTCAGACAGAGCTCGTGAACTTGGGCGATTGGCTCTGGGACCTCAGGAGTTGAGTTGGGACTTTGTCAAAACGCGGAAGCTCCGGGAGGAGAAAGTTAATGGCCGAACCAATAGGGGAATCCTTATGGGACTCCCCATCAGTTGGGCAATATTAAACGTTCTCCACCGGTGGGCCGCGGAACAGGCAATTGCCAATACAGAGACTCGGTCCCTGAAGTTGGGATACCTGTTCAGAAAGAGGCCCTATCGGATCTTTGGGGACGATGCAATCGCCATATGGCCTCGACGGACATGTGACGAATACAATCGCCTCCTGCGATCCATAGGGTTCTCGATCTCTTTGACAAAGCACTTCCTCAGTCCCCCTCTATCTCAAGGCCCCGCCTTTGGGATGTTCTGCGAGAAGATATACAGGTTTACCACCCGGCCTGGGGAGTGGAAATATTACGTTTCACACCCCAATGTCGAGCGGATGCTAGTATACCCCCTCAAAGGACTAACCCATGCGGGCGGGGTCGTTGCCGAGAGAGGGAAGGAGCGGGACCGGAACCTTCCTGCTTGGGCGACAATCGGGCCGGCTATAACAAGCCTTCTCGAGTATAACCCAACAAGTTGGTCCGGTCTCCGCTGGGCATGTCGATACCTCCATCCTGGGTTGGCAAAGTGGCTCCACAAACGTGGTATTCCACCTTACCTCCCAAGGGCATTAGGTGGAGGTGGCCTTCTCCCAAGTAAAGGGTTGCAGGCACCTATCAAAGATGTGGCTTCTAAGGTGCATAGGCTAGCTTTAGCTTGCTTATACACCTCTGAATCACCACACTCCGACTGGGAAATATACAGTAGGGCCTGGGCATCCAGTAAAACTGGACGACACCAGGCGCTTGCTGTAGAGTTCACAGAAGGAGTCTTTGAGAAGGGTGCCTACATGACCTTTTGGAAGGGGCAACTCTTGCCTAATGGCTATGAAGATGTCGACCTAACCCGTGAAGAAGTGGAAAAGAAGCTGAATCATTGGTGGCGGAAAGGATTCCTATTCCTGATGGGACCTGATCTCGTGAGAGGCTGGAAACAGTCTCCCTACAAGACCGGGAACCGCATTAGGAAAGGAACCCGATCCGTGCCAATGACTCAGCATCTTTCTCCTCTTGTTCACCCGACCCTCCAAGACATTCTCGACCGCAAGGCTTGGCATCGGGACCAAACCCGGTGTGCACGTCGGGTTACCAACGTGGCCGGGCAGCCTCTCGATACCGAGCGGCGCGACCGAGATGAGGTAGAGCGTGAGATCCTTGACGAGTTATTTGATGGGCAGTACCCTGAACGCTGGTCTGAACAAATCCAATTGGAAGAGCTCATAAACCGGCGCTCAGAGCCTGACCTATCATCTTACTCGGACTCTCTGATCAAAGGTCCGAGGACTGGGTCTGCACTAAGCAGGCAACGTGAGATTGCTCTCACATTGGGTTGGAGAGCCTTCCTATTCAAAGAATAGGAGAGGGGCCTCCAATCCAGGTCGGTCCCTTTAGG